AGACGTACGACTACCAGTCTGCCCATACACGCTGTTGGCGACGACCTTGTAAGCAAGCTGAAGACCATTATAGACAGAGCGAGCAGCATCATCGTATTTAGGATCTTCCATCATTTGTTTGTACTCCTTCCGTTTTGCCAGCAGAATCTCGAGGGTCTTGGGCAGAACGCCCGTCAACATGGGCTGGTCGGCCTTTGGCTGAACATAGGTACACACCACCTTGCCTGCGACCACGCCCTCCTCGTCCTTGAGTTCGTAACTCACCTCGTCCAGCGTATACTTTTCCTCCAACTCCCGCACCTTCTCCATCGACAGTCCCGCGTGACCCGTCTTGCGTCCCTCCGTGTCAAAGTGGCGCTCACAGACCAGCGTATCGGGCGACAGGTTGTAGGCAATCATGTTCGTGGGATACAGCGAGTTGAAGTCCAGCACCGAGACGGGCTGGTCCAAGTACATACCAATCTTGGGGCTGATGACGACTGCGCCCTCGTAGGTCTGGTCGCCCATGACATTCTCCATTGTCCGCAGAATCTGGTCACGCTGGGCCGCATAGTAGACCACGGCTGAGAAGATTTTGATGCCCTGACCCCGAGTGAGCACATACTGCATCGGGACCTTGCAGACGTCGGCCATACCGCGAGTATTGACCAGCGTATCCAACTTGGACATCAGGGTCAGGACCAGGTCGCAGTCCTGAATGCAGTACTTGGCGATACGCGCGCGACCCTCGGGTCCACCCTCGCGATGAAGCCGGAACAACTCGTGCGGCTCCACATCGTCCTTGGTGAAGGTCCACTCAATCTGCTTCCGTTGGGCGGGCGCCAAGTCCGCAAACAGGTCAGCAGGTGCGTCCACCGTGAAGGTCGTCGGCGTCACTTTGAGGACTTTGAACTTTTCGCCATCTCGATACGGGTCCGTACTATTTCCAACAAGGTCAAAGCGGGCAAAGTTACCCACGCATAACCCCCGAGTGCTTTTAGTCGTGACCACATTGTCTGTATACCCGAGAACCTTGTCGCGGAGGAACACGGAGGCCACCGAGTCTAACTTGAAGGAGTCCAGTGAATGTTCGCGGCGCATGTTCAGCAGAAGGTCCACCGACAGCCGACCGCGGAGACACAGGATGCGGAGATCGTACTTGCCCGACGCCAACTCGAACTTCTTGGTCTCCGCGAACTTGACGGCCCATCCCTCTCCGCGCTTGCTCTTGGCCGCAGGACCACGGCTCAGGTTGATTTCCTCCGTCAGCCCCAGCACTTCGCAGCGCTTCTCGACATACCCGTCATCGAAACCAAAGGTATTGTACCCGCAGATGATGTCAGGGTTCTCGTCCAACACACAATTGAGGAAGGCACGAAGGACGTCCGTCTCGGTACGGCAGCCCATGAACTCAATGCTCGGGTCGTCGGACGGGTCCACCTTTCCCAACACGAAGACCGACTTGCGCGTCGGCGTCATCAGGTCGTCGGACATACGGAAGGACACGCCAATCTGAATGATGGGGTCCTTGGTGGCGACGGGAAATTGCTGTCCGACCAGCGGACACACCTCCAAATCGTACGAGGCCACCTTCAGCGGAATGTTCGCAGTCGCCGGCGATACCTTGCTGTAGTGACACGTGTACATCACGTCCACCGCCATATCTGCAGGGGTCTCAATCTGCGCACCCTCGAACTGAAGTGGCGACCCAGGGCCCAGATGGCGCTCGTGGATGAGTCGCAGAAAGGGAGGCAAGTCGGACTCGTAGAGTGCACGGTCAGACAGTCCCCGCTTCTTCTCGTGAAACTCATTGAGCGTAGAGCACGTCACCTTCCACACGGCCGTCTTTGCGAGATCGTTGAACCCGGCAAAGACGTCGTACTTCTTGACCTGCGTGGCCCCGCCGGGGTCGGACCCACCGCAGTAGAAGTAGGGGCTGAACCCCGTGATGCGCAGACAGACCACCTGGTCGTCATCTGTGCGGCCGTAGACGTCAACCACGTACTCTTGAACCCGCTGCTTGCCGACCTTGTAAGACGCATCGTGCTCGTGCCAGTCACAGGGCTGTAGAAGAACCATTGAGTGCTCTGTTGTCTTGTGGTATCATGTTCGTTTTGCGTGAAACTTTCTGGGTTTGATGATAAGCATGTCGTCGAACCCAATCGACTTTTTCTACGCCCTGACTCGTGGGCGCAATGACACAGCCCGTGCCACTGCGGATGCCGTGGCCAATGAGTCGGCCGCATCCCGTGCCCAGACGATGAACGACGGTGGGTGCTCGGACTCCCTGAACCCTGCACTGGCCATGGCCGACCAGCCGGGTATGATTCCGACGAGCGGGTTCTTTATGCCTGGAAACGGCTGCAAGGTGGACACCAACTCCGACCTTCGCTGGGGTGACCCTGATGCCTGGCGCGTCAAGGGACCCAAACAGTTGTGGGCACGCCCGTTTGCCACAACGCCCAACATGGGTGGTGGCGCCCCGGCAGAGGTGGATACTGAATCTGGATTGATTCACTCGATGTTGCAGCGTGCGCCCAAGGAGAACTCGACCATCATGGACAAGGCGATTCCCAACTACTACCAGCCGCTCATTCCTTTCAAGCAGGCAGAGTACAGCAACCCCGACAACTGGCTTCTGGATAAGTGGGCGCGCGGTGGGGACCCGACACGCTTAATTCAGGCAAAACGTGTGGATACGTCTACATAATGCGAGTGTTGTTCTTTGCGACGCGAATGCCCGACTTGTGCGGCGCATTCCTGCACGATATTGACTTGGCCATCGAACTTCAGAAACGTGGTCATCAGGTCACGTTTATGACGACCGAGAAACCCAAGGAGGGGTACAATGGCGGCGTGTATCGCGGCTTCCGCTTTATGCACTACACGGCGGGCACCGAACTGCTGGAGTCCAGCCAAATCTGGATCTGCCCCCACGCACCTGCCCTGCCGATTGTTCGCAAAATCAACAGTCGTGGTCTGGACCGCCCTATGGTTGCGACCTGCCACTTTGATGGGCGATACAAGGCCATCACGGACAACATCACGGGTCAATGGAACGAGATGCTGTTTTTCATCAACCGCAAGATGGAGTCCAACTTCCGCGGAAACTGTCTACCGTGGCCGAGGACGATTGTGCGCACCGAAGTCATTCGCCCCATCATGCAGGAAGACAAGATTCGTATGGAGCCCTACCCTTCAGGAGACATGATTACCCTGGTCAATGCAAATGTGAACAAGGGCGTCCACCAGTTCATCGAGTTGGCCAAGCAAATGCCCAACCGCAAGTTCCTTGGAGTCGTTCCGTACTATGGAGAGTTGTGGGTGCCTCCTGCGCCGTCCAATGTCGAGTGGGTCAAGTTTGATGATGATGTGCGCAACATCCTCAGACGGACCCGTATTCTTCTGCTTCCGAGCAAGTACGAGAGTTTTGGTCGAATTGCGGTGGAGGCCATGTACAACAAGATTCCTGTCATCTACTCCAAGTCCGACCCCGGTGCAGCCCCGCCGGGGACCACGGAAGGTGTGGAAGAGTGGATTACGCCTGGAGGGATTGCCTGCGACCGCGACCGCCCCGAGCAGTGGATGAGCGTCATTGCGTCGCTCGATGACCCTGAGACCTATGCGGCAAGGCAGGAGATATGCAAGAAATGCATCACGGACCTGGACCTCTTCACTGAGGCACGTCGGATTGCGGATAAGGTTGAGTCGTTTGTACAGGAGAACCCAGTTGCGGTGAAGTTGTCAGGGGGACCGACTGTTGTGCCTGGTCAGGCTCAGATACCACGGGTCCCTCAGATGCCGGTTGGGTCTTCTCTAGGATTTTCCGGTGGGCGCCTGAAAATACGACGGTAAGTCTGTCCATGAGGTCTCGCCCCGCAGCACATCGCTCCTTCTGCTCTTGGTCCTGTCCTGTCTCCACCTTGGGTGGCGGCGGAATGTGCTTCTCTCCCGAAACCACGGGCTTCTGGAAGAGGGCGTCAATCGCCTTGAGCATGTCTCCGCCGTAGATGGCCAGAGCGCCCAGAGCCTCTTCACGTGTGCAGTTCGTGAAGGACATAACGGTCTCAATCGTGCCCTCCATTACTTTTCTTGGAAGAAGTGTAATACCTGAAGATGCGTTTCGTCGAAGAGTTGTGTCCGCCTGCGCTGCTGTACCTGATTTTCTTGGTGATTCAACTTGGCCTCGACCTGGGTCTGGGACTGTGGGTCACATTCACAGTCAAGTTGGTCGTTGGACTGTTCTTCGTCTACCTGCTGAACACCTTCTGCGGCATCGGTCTGACGCCCGTGTCCTGGTTTGTGGTCGCAGCCCCGTTCGTAATCACGGCGCTCGCGACGGCCATGTCCATGCAGTTGGATTTGGACCAAATCATTCTCATTCAGAACGTGCCGAGCCGCGAGAAGTTCACGAACGAGCAGGGCGAGAAGTTCTCGATAGACCAACTCCCTCGGAACAGCAGCGACCCCAGCGTGCAGGCGAAAATGGAATCGACTTACAAGAGGCGAGGCAACTCATCATAAAAGATGTTCTCCTGCTGCTGCCTTCGTCTCCGTCGCTCCGTCCTCGCGTTCCTCGCCGCCTTCTTCGCCCCGTTCGAGACCGCCAACCGCAAGTATCTTCTCTCGGACTACGATGAGTACGATGAGAACATGACATATGTACCCGAGGATGCCATCTACGTTGAGGAGTGGGAGCGCGACGGCGAGTTTCGTCGCCGCCTGCTCTACGAGTGCGAGGAGATTGTTCCGTACGAGGGCAATCCCTTCCGGCCCTACAAGACCCCGTGGGTCTGGATTGGTGACACGACAACGGGCGTGGACCTGACTGAGGCGGTGGGTCGCTACCTCATGCCTGGGAACACGATTACGCTGGACCTCCTGCTCCGCTTCATTCGCTGTACGAGCGACACGAGCCTGATGTTCATTGACCCGCGCACAATGGAGCCAACGAAGTTTCCCCCGCAGGGAGTAAGGATTGAGGCGAATGGGCATTAAGACCCAGACCGCATTTCAAAGCGCCGAAAGGTACGTTCAACTGTCTAAAGTGTGGGAGTCCGACGAGTGGGCTCCCATGATAAAGCATATCAACGAGATGTTTCTCATGCCGTTGATAGCCTTCTTTTCGTATTCGATTGGGTATTCGGATATCCTCTTTTGCTTGACCACGTTCGCATCGGCAATCAATGCGTGGTCTGAGTTCACGGAGTTTGTTGAACTAAAGTTTATGATGCAGCGGATGGAGTTGCAGGCGCGTCGCAAGGGCGGACCGTTCATCTCCACCAACGACCCGACCTACATGCCGTATGTATGGGCCGACGCCGTTACGCGAGAGGCACCACGCCGCCGCTGCTAGGGTGGGCGCCCCTCCCCTGGTTAGCCGTACCAGCAAAGCCCTCGCCACCGTATGCTCCGTATACACCGCCCGTGACGGGACCACCGCCCTTGAGCGGAATGCGCGCCTTGCGAGCACGGGCCGTCAGCGCACGACGGGAGCCGCTGACCTTCATGCCCTTGGCCTTCAGAAGACGCTTAATCTGCGCGACGGACTTGCGGCGAGTGCGGCGGCTTCCGCGACGACGACGGCCACCCGCGGCCGCATATCCACTGCCTCCGTCCCTGGGCGTAACTTCGCCCGCACTCGGACGACCTACGTATCCACTCGTATCCACCTTTGATATCATTCCACCCGCAACGCCAATGGGGGCGCCCCCTTGATTTGCAAACTCGAACCCATAGCCACCGCCCCTCAGCGTGCGCCTACGGCCACGACGACCACCCTGAAGCGCGCTTCCGCTCTGACACTGATTACCACCCTTCATGTAACGACGAGAAGCCATTTACTCTTCGGCGGGAAGATGTTCTGGAACGAGCGGAGGCTGTTCAGTGAAGACCCCCATCGTTCCAGGCATGTCATCGTAAGACTCGTAGCCACGAATCAACGCATTGGCAGGCGCGTCCCCGATGGTCGTCAGAGCCGTCAAGTCGGGACGATGAAACTCCGCAAGAAGAGCAGCGAGGATATCTTGTCTCTTCCTGAAGGATACCTTGTTGTGCACGCACTCGCCATTGACCGTCCAGATATCGTAGACCACAATCTGTATGGGACCGAGGCGCACACCGCGAAGAATGGTATCGAAGCAGAGGCGCTCGTCCATTACAATGGGCAGGTACTCCTCTGCCCTGCCGTCCGTCCAAACCGCCTTAGGAATCCCGTCCATGTCGTGTCCGAGCACGACCCAGCCAGGCAGTCCATTGTACTGTGGAACCACCTTACAAGTCCGCGATGTTGGTTGCCCCTTCTTGACTAGAGGGTGCCATGGGTAAAGTGACCGAATTCGCTTCAGCATTCTCCTTCTTGGCCGGCTGCGTGTAATACTCAGGCAATGGCGGTTCCGCGGGCGGCGGCGGCGCGGCCATCGTGGGCGGTGGAGGAGGCGCAGGGGCGAATGCAGGCGCAGGAGTAGGCAAGACCATGGGCGCGGGCATCACCGTCGGGGGATACATCCAACGGACCAGCAAAAAGATGGCTATGTGGAGGACCACGAATACGCAAACAGACCCGAAGGCAAGACCAATCGCGTCCCAGACGTTCATTGTGTTGGACTTACTTTTTCTCGGGCACGATTCTACGCACTTCCTCGAAGTAAAAGGCTGTATGCGGATCTGTGCGCTCGCACCACCGGCGAGGCTTCTCAGAGTACTCTGTGTAGGTGACGTGCTCTACGTGGTAGACGCGCGACACGACTCCAATCTCGAGGGGATGCTCTGTAAGCAAAAGTGTGTTCCCTGTCCGCTGAAGGAGTTGGAACATGCGAGTGTGGACATTGATGCGGCCCAGTCCCGTGTAGAAGTACTTTGTTTCGATGGTCTTCCCTTGAGCCTCAGCCCACGCGGGCGGATGTTCAGTGCAGTGCACCTCCATCCCTTACTGTATTAGCACGCACCACTCGCTCTAGGTCAGTCGGCGACTCGAGAATCTGATTCATCTTGGCCACCGCAGCCGTCAGCGAGTCCTCGATAACCGCCCACTGCGCAGGGTCGTTCAGAAACTTGGTGGTGCGCGTGGGACTGTGGGGAAAGCGCTCAATCAACTCCGCCTCTGTGGCACCCGACATCTTCATGTACGTCCGCAACTGAATCTCGTCGTAGATGGGCACCTCAGGGAAGAAGCGCGTGCGGTCCTTGCTGTCCACGATGCGGTTGTGTGCCGCCACCCAGCCGTCCGTGCGCCCCACCAACTTGAAGGTCGGAAAGTCCATCTTCAGGTTCTTGGTGTTGCGCTCCACCACCTGCACGTTATTGTCAGCCTCGTACGTGTTCAGAATCTTGTCCTCGTTGGTGAGGCCGCGCTTCTTGGACACCTCGCCACGTGCCTCCGAGACCAACTGGTTCAGCACCGTCTCGCCGAGATGAGCGTAGCGCATGTTCAGCACCATGCGAGAGTGGACCTCCACGTCCTCCAGAGCCGCAGCCACATTGCCCGACTTGGCGGCATCGAGTGCCGAGTAGACAACCTGCCGAATATTGGCATCCTTGAAGACCTCGTCCTTGAGTGCAGCAAATGAACGGAGACCCAGTCGTGTCTCGACCTCGCGAATCTTGGGCGCAACTGTCTTGTCCTTGCAGAAGAGTTCATAGTAGACCTCATCGGGCTTCTGGTACTTGTGGAGACCGCAGACACCAGCAACCTTCGTGGCGGAGATAGAAGGAACAAACATCTTGACGATACACTTCTCATGCCTCGGCTTCAGCATTCCGTTTTTGGAGGGGCGAGTTCACGAAGTGGAGAAGGACGCCTGCATTCGCTGAATGGCGTCAATCCACCGCGGCATGCCCTCCAGTAGTGTCGAGATCGCCAGTGTGTTCCCCGCCACAGGTGTTGTATCCAGATTGGACTCGCAGACAAGCACGATTGCGGCAATCATCAGCGGGCGCTTGGCCTTGTCGGAGGGCGACCACCGCAGACAGTGCATCTTGTACAAGATATCTACATACGGCCGTGCCTGTGGACTGGCCTGCTTCCGCACGGCATCCCAGAAAATCCAGATTGGGTGAGTGCCGTGCTCCACGGACACGAACTCGTCTGCGCGGTTGGCAAAAGGCAGCACCATCTTGGACGCCTTCTTGTGCTCGCGGCAAAAGGTTAGAACCCACGACATCCAATACAGGGCCCGCGTCAGGTCACGCACATCCTGTCGAATGCAGTAACAGAACTCGTTCATCGGCACAATTACGGGCATCGGGTCATTGGGGCGCAGCACAATCTTGCCGTACATGGACGAGGGTGCCTTGATGCTCTCCTGAATGGTCACGGGGTCAAAGTCGTGCGCGGGCTTGAGGGTGGGCAGAGATGGCAGTTTGTTCTTGCGGCACGACGACATGGCCGCCGCCACTTCGCAGACGACACGGCGAGCGTCCATATTGTTGCGGATATCCGTCATGGACGACAGTGCGTATCTGGATTCGAGAGGCATGTAGTTCTCGTAGGTATTCGCCAAGTAGGTAAAGACCGCGGGATTGGCGCGGTTGATGTGAAGAGCCGCGGCCTCGAAGAACGCATCCCACAAGGAATGCACCAATCCAGAGCACAACAACTCCAATGTCCAGTAGCACGCGTAATCCGCGTGACCCAACTGCACATTCTGTAACAGGACCTTGCGAACGTGGGCCCGAGGGTGTCCGCAAAACGTCTTTTTCTGAAACTCAAGAACACTACGTGAATCGTTGATCTCCATTAGTATGGATATTGGATTTGAGTAACGGCAGGACGAACGTACATGACCTTGGTGACGACCACGTAGATTGCATAGAGCAAGACCAGCACCAGCAGTACGTTCAGGAACATGTCGAGCCACGGCCACCACGACGGAGGCGTAATCTTGCGGTTCGTGATGTTGATTTCGTTCTGAATATCGGAGATGTTCTGCGAGAACTGATTGACCGAGTAGTGCAGGTCCTCCGATACCTCCGAGTACAGACCTCGCGCGGATGACATTACATCCAGTGTTTTCTGGAGTTGGTCCTTCTGCCCCTGCAACGCCGTGAACGACAATGTATACCGGTCGACCGAGGCCTGTGCAGTCGCAGTGGCGGCTGCGATGGCTTGTTGCTGGGCTGCAGACGTGGCAGCAGGGTCGGTCTCGCACGTCCCGATACCCGGGGTCCCCCATTGGGGAGGCGTATACACATATCCGGACGGACATGTAGGCGCGCCTTGCCGAGCCCCCGTAATCGCGCTCATGCATCCAAGCATCTGGATATAGTACGATCCAGATGGACATGTGGGCGTGGGTTCACTCATTGTATCTGGGAAAGATAGATTGCGGCCGCGATACCCGTTGCGAGAATCAAGACCACTGACATCTGAGCGGCCCACACAGGCATGACCAGGAACGCCAAGATACACAGGAGAATCGTAAGGAGCCCTGCCTGAATGACGTAGAGATTCTTGGCCTGCATCTCGAGAATCTTCTTCCGCTGCTTGACTTCCTTCGACTCGGACGTACCCGCAGTCGGCACGCGAGGCAGCCTAGTGTTCTTAACAAAGTCATCTGTAGCCGCGTTCAGTCGAGATGACTGATTGACCTTCAGTGCGGCGTCGTGGGCGACGTTTGCGAGGTCTGACCCTTGGTCGAGATGTGTCTTTACGTAATCCATTATCCTCTGTTAGGAAGAAAAGACCGAACTATGCCGTAGATGGGCGCAATGAGACGAGCATCGCGGTTCGCACCCTGGTCCCGCCACCCGAGGGCGTTAGGCACGGGCGACACGCCGTTGCGGATATAGGGCGCAATCGTGGCTGCCATGCGAATGTAGCGAGTGTGCTCGGATGCATCCGACGTCAAGCCGACGTGGCGAACGCCGTTGTTACCAAGTTCAATGAACGAACGAACGGGCATTTTGTTTACTGGACAAGAGATAATGCTCGAGTGGCTCGTCTTTCTCGCAGGCTCACTGTTGTTCATCATCAACTTATCCGCACAGCGGGAGCATGCGACGAATCCGCCGAGCGGAGACACGACAACCACGCTTCCAGAAGACTTGACGGCGGCGCTGGAGAGTTATAAGTCCCTGCTGGTTGCATCCACGTCCAATCCGTCCAATACGGGAGCCGCAGAGGCCACGGCCAATGCAAAGACCCAGTTGGACATGCAACTTGCTCAGTGGCAGGAGGACGTCACGGCTATGCAGACCGACATTGAGACCAATGTCGATTCAGCCTCTGGACTAGGTACGGATGTGGCTACACTTCACAAGGAAGTGTCGACCTATGAAGAGACGCTACCCAAACTCAAGGACACTCTGACCAAGTCAAAGACACTGGCCATGGAAAAGACACAGGACCTGACCATGATGATTGCCAAGTCCGTCGCAGTCTTCACGATTGGAGTGTTTGCAGTCTTTGTGAGTGGTGTGTACTAGACGCCCCTCATAATCATCGCAGTGGCCAGTCCTAGGCATCCAAGGATGAAAAGTCCAGAGTACACGAGGAACGGGCCTTCAAATTTTTCCTCCTCACGTTCACTGATTCGTCGTAGTGTCTCGAGATCGTCATTGCCCCCCGACAACTCATCATACCGAGCCTGCAGCGCGTGGAGACGCTCCAGGAACTCTGCCCGCTTTGCCTCCAAGTTCGGCGAGGAGTCTTGTGTGGAGGTTGACACCATCTCGCTCAGGATGTCAATCATCTTCTGCTTCGAGGACAAAATGGTTTCAATGAGTTCTTTCACACGCTCCTGTGTCGTTGACCTTCCGCCCTTTCCAAGGTCACGTGCCTCTTGCATCGCGGTATCGTGATTTGACTTGGCAATCTGATACTGGATTTCCAAGTCAGCCAACTGCCCATCAGTCGCCTGTCCGGGGGTACTCATTGTGTTCACACAATATTTGCGTCGGTGACACAGTATCGCCACACCTTGGACTGCCCTGCCGTGTCGCTGTGCCGAATCACCTCCACGATATCACCAGGAATGGCACCAAGGATACGGGCCTGAATATCCTGCGAGTCAATGGACAGCAACTGGACCTCGGGCTTGGTGATGTTCTTCTCCTTCAACAGGGTCGTCACCTCGTCTGGCTTCAGAATGCGGTGGGGCATCGACCAGCGGGACTGCGTGATGTCGTACTGCAACTCGGGCAGATAGAAGAACTGCACCCTGTCCTTGGCGGCGGCCTTCATGGCGAGCAGCGCATTGTCGGATGGCTTGGAACGGGAAACAATCACCAGTCCCTGTGCATACGCATTCTCGGCGGCAAACTTGCGGTAGTTCCCAATGTCTGGAATGGACGTGGTCTGCTTTTGGTTGAAGATAACCAGCATCTTGCCAATGGTGTAGAGGTTCGCCTTCTCCACGTCTTCGGTCGTGATGCGCGTCGTCTCGGTCGGAAGGCCGCGGCGAGAGAGAAAGAGGCGCAGGGTCTCAAGAGCAGTTTCTTCGGTTGGCGCCATGCTTGTTGTTGGGCAAGAGACGAAACAATCCCTTTTTTTCGGGGTCTCTAAACAATGACTGAACTCCTTGTGCTTCTCTTGGGCATGGTGGCCATTGGGCTAGCATGGTCTACGTTCTTCTCGTCCGAAGCCAAGCGCCCCGACCCCGAGTTCAAGGACATGCGCGGTGTGGTGCGAACCGACACGACGATGGACTCCAGTTACGCGCAGCGGACGAACCACATGCCTGCGCCTGCCGTCAAGAGCCCGCCACTGGAAGGTATGGAGACGCCGTTCCAGGTGAATGCATACCGTGCGTTTCTGAAGTTGTCGGGCGGTCCTCCTCCTGGTCGTCTACAGGAAAAGACAGTGTAACCTTCAATGGCTCATAAGCAGAAAATACCCGTGGCTCTGCGGGAGCAAGTATGGATTCTCCGATGTGGCCATGTATTCTCGTCTCCCTGTACGATTGTGTGGTGTCAGAACCGCATCAATGTGTTTGACTTTGAATGTGGACACGATGTGCCGGAGAGCAAGGGTGGCAAGACGACTCTTGACAACCTGTATCCCATTTGTCGGCGATGCAATATGAGTATGGGCAATCGGTTCACCATCAAGGAGTGGAACGCCAAGTTTGCGGATATCCGTCCCTGGTGGTTAAAGGTCTATCGTTACTGTTGTAGACGGTAGAGGCACAGGTTTTGTCCCGTTGGTTCGATGCTGCACCACCTCGTCCCAGAAGGCCTTCAGGTCGTCAAAGTGCGACGGCAGCCAGTTGGGGTCCTTGGGCACAAAGTCCTTCTTCACGGACTGCAGAATCCAGTACACCTTCTGGTGCTCCTTCTCCCAGGACGCATCCTTCGTATAACTCACCGTATCGTCCTCGAAGATCACAAAGACACCTTTGCGACCTTGGAAGGCAACCCATTCTGCATAGAAGACCTGCTTGAACCGAAACTCCACATACTCACACTCGTCAATGCCCGTGCACTCCATCTGCATCTGCATTTGGTGGATGTAGGCAGCAGGCACGCCCTCCTTGGCCACACGCGAGAAGGGGCACTTGAACTCGACCAGCCGTCCGTGTCGCATGTCTCGCGGTCCCTTTGGAAAGATGATGCCGTCGGGCGAGGCGCCAAGGAACGAGTGGACGGGATGCTGGACACAGGAGACGTCCGTGATGGAGCAGTTGGTCTCCTCTTCGTAAATCTGCTTTGCGATGGGCTCGAATCGCGTGCCCCAAATCAGAGGCGCACACGGCGGACCTGTAGACGGCGCAGGTGGCTCCAATTTGCGGAGCATGACACCACGCCGTGTCTCGCCGCCCGTGAAGATGGCGCCCAACTCGGACGCCGTAATCATCTGGCCACGCTTGCTGTGCCATGCAGCCGTACGCTGGTCGTTCTGGCCGTAGATACGAATGACACGTCGCACGTTGCGGTCGCGAGTCCATCTGCGTCCAAGTTCACCCTTCATCAACTCATGAACGCAAGCCAGAACATGACGACGAAGCATGCGATGAGAAAGAGGCACTTGACCTGCGCAATAGTGTACAAACTGTCGTATCCTGGTCTGAATGTGAGTGAACGGTCCATCCCAGAGCCATGCAGAGAGTGCATCCTCCATTGCGTTTATCCATGCGTTGAACTCCTAAACTCATTTTCACTGGTGAAACATAGATTGGGTATGACGGACGCTATCATTCAAAGCAAGGAGCAGTGGGTACTTCACCGCCTCGAGGCCTTCTACGCCAACCCCACAACCTTTGCACGCGTGCAATCCATCCTCAAGGGCGAGTCCAAGTTGAGTCTGCGGTTGATTGACTGGTTCGTGACCAATTACTCCAAGAAGCAGAACGTGTCCTTCTTGACCAAGGACAACAAGCACGTCATTGTGTATCTCGTCTACAAGGCGCATCTCAAGGCCTACAACAAGAAGATGTTTGACCCCTTCTGCCGGTGGAAGCGAATCCAGTTTCGTGGACTGGACACGACTGTGGGCCAACTCAACTTCTTTGAGTGGGCCGTGCAGGATGAGGTGCTCGATTACCTGACGGAGCACTACGATGAAATCCATGCAGATATGGAGGCGTGCTCGCAGGTTGTGACCAATTCGGAGGAGGGCCGCCGCAAGCGCCACGAGTTGAGCCGCTCGGCCACCAAGTCCGTGCGCCGCCACGATGTCCGCGTTGTGGTCTCATTTGATTAAGTGGCCACAGGTAACAATGTTATCTGCAATCGACCGCAAGGTGGTCTACCCTGTCTCCTCCGACATTACCGAGCATGACATTGACGTGGTCTCTGACTTGTGGACCATGGATGGGCGCGAAGTCTATCGCGGTCGTCGGGACCCTGCATACAAGCACGCCAATGTCTACTGGCTCTACGATGAGGACCTAGACCGCGTGGGCTTGGCGGAACACGACCTGGTGGACCATGCAGACGTGCATCTCCGCTGGTACTACGAGAGCCCGTTTGCCACGCTTCTACAGGAAAAGGGGTGGGAGGTTGGCGACAGTATCTGGACCGTGCTTCCCGAGTCTGTGTACGAGCAATTCACATCGGAGGGATGGACCACACCGCGCAAGATGCTCGAGAGATGCCTCAAGAGTTCGGTCCGTGTGTTCAGCCCCGACATGGTCTTGAACCCGCCCAAGATGTACACATGTGAAAAGTGTGCGTGGGCTTCTCTTGAGCCACTCCACGCTGGATGTATTGAGTCTCACTTGGATGTGCCTAACCTATCCAAGGTGTTCTTTGTTGATGATTCGTTGACGCTCCACAAGCCTCCGTCTGGTTCGAAGGTCTTTACATTGCTGCAGCCACCGCCGCGCGCTTCCGGCCACCCTTTGCAGGAGCAGTGACCGTGCCACCACCTGCACCGCCCGTGTTTGCCCGATTCATCTGAGGCGGTGGGGCACGCTCCTCCTCCTCAGGCTCGGCAGCCACAGGCACCTCAATCTCAGTCTCCTCCTCCGCATCCTCGCGAGCATTGTCCTCCTCAGGCTCCTTGATGTCCGCGAACGCCGCCTTGGCAGACACGCGAGTCGGCGGGAAGATCTTGGCCAGCACGACACGCCACGTCACACCGAAGCCAGTGCCCGTGACATAGATGCTCGGTGCAATCACCATGCGACCCTCCATGCGCTTGGCAAACACCTGCTCGATGTTGTCCAGCGTCACGGCAATCGACTCACCGTTCGGGTCCATTGCATCCAGGCTGACCTGGCCATCCCACACCGAAATCTTCATGCGGAGGCTAGGCGGGTACTTGCCACTTGGCACCCACTCACCATTCACCTTCTCCACGCTAGGATTCAGAATCGGCTTCATCGTCTCACGGAGCACAGCCTCCGACTTGGACTTGCCGAACCACTTGCCACTGTTCGTAATCGCATGCTGGATGATCTTCTCCTGAAGGTCCAGCATGAAGTTGTACAGTTGGCCAATCTCACCCACGTCAGCGCCCGCACGCTGCTTGACGAAGGTATCGCAGCCCTTGAGGGATGCGAGAAGGCTGTAACTACTCTTGCCCTGGTCGTCCGTGCGAGTCACGACGCCAGCCGGGTAGAAGATGCGCGGAATGCGGACCTGGAAGTTCTGGCCATTGTAGCGAATCGGTACGGTCTTGCCGCCTGCCTTATTGGCGCGGATCTCGCCGATGGTGACGCGGTTGATGTCCAGAGTCTCAGAAGGAACGATGGCAGAGGCAGACATTTTGGCAGGTTGTGAGAGTTCTGAACCCCACCAACGGCCGTTTCCGTTTTTAGCGCACGAATCTAACTTTCAAGAAACTCTTCCAGTCAATCAAGGGATGCCTCGGTGTGCATCGACCAAGA